CTTAGCTATTCGCAACTAGCTAAAAAATACGACTTAAAATTATATGATATTCTAAAAATAGTGAATAGTGACGAATTTAAACAAGAAAATCAAAAGATATTAGAAGCAAGAGCGGTCAATTATGTTAATCAAATTGGCGAAGAGATCGAAAAAATAAGCGAAGATTCAAGTAATTCATTTGTTGCTAAACAAAAATTGAAAGTTGAAAATCTAAGATGGCTCGCAAGAACTACATCGCCAAAAATTTTCAACGAGAATTATCAAATTGCGATGATTCGAAGCGAGCAAGAAAGCAATCAACAAGCAGTAGTTCCAGAGCTTAAAATAATTCTTAATAACAATTAATAAATTATGCTAAAAATATTACTAATAACTAGTTTATCATTATTCTTAATTAATTCTAATGCTTTGGCAGAGTGTCGATGTGTTTGCATGAACTCGCAAGCTGTAAGAATGTGCGATAGTTCTACTGACTTCAAAATTGATTGCTATCAAAACAAGATGCGATGCAGATAAGTTTACATGCTAAGCAGTCGCAAGCATTTACAAGCAAAGCTACAGAGATTCTTTACGGCGGTAGTGCTGGCGGGGGCAAGTCTCATTGCATGCGAGTAATCGCGATATTCTATGCTATTAGTGTTCCAAAAATTCAAATTTACTTATTTCGAAGACTTAGCGAAGACCTTAAAAAGAATCATCTTGACGGCTCTAGCGGGTTTACTAGCTTGCTTTCAGAATATATTGAAAGTGGTTTTTGTCGTGTAAATTTATCGACTGCTCAAATCGTGTTCCAAAACGGGTCAAAAATTAATTTATGTCATTGTCAATATGATAAAGATGTCTTGAAATATCAAGGGGTTGAGATTAATCTATTGTTGATTGATGAGTTAACACATTTTAGTGAATATATTTATAAATTCTTAAGAAGTCGTGTAAGATTAGGGGGTTTAATAATTCCTAATAATTTAAAACAATCTTTACCAAAAATTATTAGTTCTAGTAATCCGGGCGGTGTCGGTCATGAGTTTGTTAAATCTTATTTTATCGAAAATAAAGAGCCGATGAAAATTTATCAAATGAACAAAGAAGACGGCGGGATGCTTAGGCAGTTCATACCCGCCAAACTTTCTGACAATCCCACAATGACTGAAAATGATCCACTCTATGCTGAGAAACTTCTAGGGCTTGGCGGAGCATTAGCAAAGGCAATGTTGGAAGGTGATTGGGATGCTATCGAAGGGGCTTATTTTGATACTTTTGATGCTTCAAAGCATGTAATCGAGTATGTCAATATACCCCATCCTTGGCATAAAATAAGAGCTTTCGATTGGGGTTATTCAAAGCCCTTTTGTGTGCTTTGGGGTGCGGTGTCCGATGGCTCACTTGTTGATTGTGGAGGTATTAAACGGAGCTTTCCGAGGGGTGCGATTATAATCTATCGCGAGTTCTACGGGTGCACAGGCAAAGCAAATGAAGGGTTAAAAATGGGAACTGCTGAAATTGCTAAAACAATTAAAGAATTGCAACTTGGCGAAAAGATGGACGAGATGAGAGCCGACCCGGCAATTTTCGATGTCTCAAGCGGTCAATCAATAGCAAATCAGTTTGAAGCTCAAAACATTGGTTGGCTACCAGCTGACAACAAAAGGGTTGCAGGCTGGCAACAAATAAGAGCAAGATTGACGGGCAATGAAGATGGGCAACCGCTTTTATACATAACTAAAAATTGCAAGAATTTACTTAGAACCCTTCCGCTTATGCAATATGATAATAGCAAACCCGAGGATTTAAACACAGAGATGGAAGATCATGCGGTTGATACTCTCCGTTATTTGTGCATGACTAAGCCAATTGTTCCAGCTGAAATAAAAAAACCAATGACTTTGGAAGAATCAATCAAAAAAGAGCTTGAAATTAAAAAATTAATAGATAACATAAAAAAAGAAAATGAATTATTAAACAAAAAAAGAAAATGACAATTCAACAAGTCGAGCTACAAGAAGATTTAACATCATACGAGGGCGACAAAGCTTTGGTCGACATTTGGCGAAGAGAAATTGATAATGCAAAAAAATATCACGAAAAATCAAAAGAAACTGCAAAAGAATTTCAGGAAATTTACGAAAAGCAAGAAAGCGAAAAAAATTATAGCTCAAGTGCTTATCCAATTTTTTGGAGCAATACACAAGTTTTAAAACCGCTTCTTTTTAGCAAATTACCCAAAATCAACATAGCCCAAGCAAATTACAATAATGATGAAATTGCAAGAATATCAAGCGAATTAATTGAGAGATTGTTAAATTATTTATTAAAAGAATCAGATGCGGAAAATCAATTTGAAAAAATAAGAGATAGTTATTTGGTGGAAGGTATTGGAATACCGAGAATCGTATTTATTCCGCCCGAGCCGATCGAAACTAAAATTAAAAAGAAAAAAGAAAAGCCGGAAATTGAAGATGATTATAATGAGGTTGAAAATGAAGACGAAACATCAACTAAAGATGCTTCCGAAGATATGGCAGAAGGCGAAAATTCTGACACGGAAGAAGAATCAATTTACGATGTAGATGAGTCAAAAAAATCATTTAAAATTGAATTTGTTGATTATCAGGATTTTTTAAAATCAACAGAAAAAGAATGGTCAAAAGTTCGTTGGATTGCTTTTAGAAAATATTATTCAAGAAAAGAGCTAATTGAATATTTTGGAAATAAGGGAAAAAAAGTTCCTTTAAATAATAAGAAATATGAATATTTAGATGAAGAAGAGACCGACCTATATAAACTTTGTGAAGTTTGGGAAATATGGGATAGAGAAAATAGGATGTGTTATTTTATGACATTTGCTGGTGATGGATATTTATTAGACAAAGAAAAAGATGGCTACAACCTAAAAAATTTCTTTCCAATACCCATGCCGATGGGCTTAAATGACTCAAAAAGATTATTACCACAACCACTTTATAAACAATATAAGACCCATGCTGAAAACTTAAGTGAAATTGACGAAAGAATAGCTAGCTTAATTAAGCAAGTTAAGTTTACTGGTGTTTATAACTCACTAGCCGAACAAAGTGATGTTGAAGGAATAATGAATGGTGAAGATGGCGAATTTAAACCACTTAAAACCACCTCAAATATTGACGATGCAAGAAAATTGATTGTATTTAAACCCATTGCCGAAATCGTAAATGCAATTACAACTTTAAGGCAGGAAAAAATATCTCTAAAAGCAGATATTCAAGAAATCACAGGATTAAGCGATATTGTTAGGGGTTATTCTGTAGCTTCCGAAACAGCAACGGCACAACAATTAAAGGGTAATTTTGCAATTTCTCGTATTCAACCATTACAAAAAGAAGTTGAATTTACCATCAGAGATACCATAAGATTATTGGCAGAATTGGCGGTTGAAAAAATGTCAATGTTAGAGTTAATGGAAATAACTGGATTAAAAATTCATGATGTTGAGGCAATAGCAGAAGCCACTCAAAAAAATTTACAAATAACGGTTGAAAAAGCCAAGGCACAACTTAAACCTGAAGACCCACAATATCAAGAAAAACTCATGATGCTTTCACAACAAGCACAAGCTGGTTATAAAAAAACAATGGATAAAATTAAAGAGGATTTAAAAGGATTTGCCATTGAATACAAAAACCTTAACAAACTTGATAAGATGTTAAAATCTGATAAGTTAAGATGTGTTAATATTGATATAGAAACAGACTCAACTATAAAAATTGATCAAAACCAAGAAAAACAAGACAGAATTGCTTATATAACTACAATATCAAATATGGTTCAAGCAATGGCTCCAGTAGTTCAAAGCGGGGTAGTCTCAAAAGATGCTTTAAATGAGTTTATTATTTTTGCCTCAAAACCATTTAAAGTGGGTCGAAACTTAGAAAACTTTTTAAGAACAGATGAAGAGTCTCAGCCAACTGCTGGTGAAATGGTTGTTCAAATGGAAATGCAATTAAAACAACAGGAATTTCAGTTAAAACAACAAGAAATCATGGGCAAACTTCAAATTGATCAACAAAAAGTTGACATTGAAAAAGCTAAATTATTAAATCAACAAAACGAATTTGAAACAAAACTAGAATTTGAGGATATTAATAGACAAGCTGATAGAGAATCTAAAAGACTTGATTTAAAAGTAAAAGCTGGAACGGAAATTGTTAATGAACAAATCCGAAATGCTAACCAACCAACACAAATATGATAGAAACTAGTTATTTTACTTGCCCAAACAAAGGAAAAATGCTCGCAATCTATTTTGACGATAAAAACGAAATGAATTATGAATTTTTAAAACAATTTTCTAATTCAGATTTAATTGATAGATATATTGAACTTATATTTAGATGCGACAAAAAAGAAATTATTGAAACATTAATTAAACAAGAGCTTACAAATAAAGCTGTTGTTGATGATGTAATTAGCAACTTATTTATAAATAAATCAAAATTAAAAACTATATTTTATGCCATTAAAAAAAGGTTCATCAAAGAAAGTAATTTCTGCTAATATTAAAAAAGAAATAAAAGCGGGAAAACCACAAAAACAAGCTATTGCAATTGCATTATCTAAAGCGGGTAAATCTAAAAAGAAATAGCTATGCCAAAAAAATCTATTAGTCTAAGTTTAGGAAGAGGCGAAAAATCACCAACTGGAGGTTTAACCGCCAAAGGTAGAGCAAAATATAACAATGCTACTGGTAGCAATTTAAAACCGCCAGTGAGTGCAAAACAAGCTCAAAAAAGCCCTGCTGATGCAAATCGAAGAAAATCATTTTGTGCTAGAATGTCAGGAGTTAAAGGTCCTATGGCAAAAAATGGTAAACCGACCAGAAAAGCATTAGCTTTAAAAAAATGGGATTGTTAAATGACAACAAAAAGATTGACTTATATTGAGAAAAAAGGCAAAAAAATAGCTAAATGGGTTGAAATAAACCCAGTTATAAAAAGAAAGTTGCCAACTGCTCAAAAAGAAGATTTGACTATTGATGGTTATATTAATAAATATGGTTCAATTTATAACCATGCCGACGGCAAAAATTACACTTCTAAACGAAGTTATTTAGATGCCTTAAAACAAACAGGACATCATATTAAAGATTATTAACAAAACTTATTGACAATTATTATTAACCAACTATTTTATTATGGATATAGAAAACTACAAAAACGAAATGCTAGAGTTAATCAAGCAAAATTCTGATAATCAAGAGCCAGAAGCTGTTGAAAATCAAAACGAAATTGTAGAAGAATCTTCTAATGATGAAAATCAAATAGAAGAAACACCACAAGAAGAAGAAACCGAAAATAAAGAGAGTGAAGAACAAAAACCAGAGGTTAATCTTGAAAAACAATTATCAGGATTGCCAAAGGAATTAATCGAAGCTGTCAAAACATTTAAAGACCCTGAAGATAGGGAAAAAGCAATAAAAATTGCCAAGGAACAGCGTGCTAGAGAAGACAGGCTACATCTCCAATTAGGCAACACAAAAAAAGAGCTAGAAAATGTAAGCGGTTTGTTAAAAAATATAGAAACAAACCCCGCTGAAACTTTTAAAGCTTTAGCCAATAGAGTTGGTTTTGATTTAAATCAACTAGCCTTACAAGATACTGTTCAAGATGAGTTATATCTTACTCCTGAAGAGATAGTTAAAAAGGAAACGGCAAAAATAGAACAAAAATCTTATAGATTATTACAGGAAGAAGTTAATAAAAGAGAATCAAAAGAATTGTTGGCGGAATTTTTGGATGATCCTTTTCACAACGAGGATTTTATTGCTGAAAATCAAAATGAATTTGTTAATTTTTATAACAAAGAATTGACAAAAAATGGACAGCAAGAATATTATCCAAAGAAAACTCGCTTAGAAGCTATGAAAAAAGCTTATATTTTATTAGAAAGATTACAACCTGATTATGAAGAAAAAATCAGGAACAAAATTCTTAATGAAGTTAACAGCGAAAGGAAAAACAAATTTGATGAAGCTAAAAGGCAACAAAAAATTGTTAAACCCGTTTCTAATGCTAAGCCAATGACCTATGAAGAACAACAAAAAGCTTTAATCCGAAAATATTTATAAGAATCATTATAAATTCTTAAATATTTAATTATATGGCTGGAAATCCAAATTATACTAACCTTATTTCATCAACTTTAGATAAGTTTATGAAAGATAAAATTACCTCTTCTGTAATTGGTAATAATGCACTACTTAAAGCTTTACAAAACAAAGGTAGAATTATCCATGAAAATGGCGGTAAAAATTTTGTTGAAAATATCGCTTATTCATCAAACTCAACCGTTCAATGGCAAGATCCAACAGACTTGCTAGACACTACTCCACAAGAAGAATTTACCACTGCGGTATTTTCTCAAAAATTCATTTCAGGAACTGATTCAATTTCTGAAAAAGAACTTTTGCAAAACTCGGGAGAGGCAAGAATCTATAATCTTTTCGAAGGTAAAAGACAAGTATTGATTGATAGTTTAAAAAATCAATTAGGCTCTGCTTTATTTGGTGATGGAACTGGTTCAGGTGGTAAAACCATCGGTGGTTTACAATTGTTAATTGCTGATGACCCAACAACTGGAACGGTAGGCGGTATTGACCGCTCTTCTTCTGGCAATACTTTCTGGAGAAACCAAGTTTATGACTTTTCGACTTCAGCTGGTGGCAATGCTTCCGCAAGTAATATTCAAGCAGGTATGAATAGTCTTTATTTGGCTTGCCAAGTTCAAGAAGGTTCTTTTCCTGACTTAATTCTCGCTGATGCTAATTATTTTTCATTTTTTGAAAATTCATTACAACAAATCCAAAGAATTACAACTACTGGTGAAGGTAAATTAGGTTTTGAGCAATTAGCTTATAAATCATCTGCTGTTGTTTATGATCCAAATTGTCCTGCTAATCATATGTATTTTATAAATACTGATTATGTTAAATTCCAACATTTAAATAATCCATTATTTACAAAAGGCGAGACTCAAAGACCAGTAAATCAACTATACTATATAACACCAATTTATTTATATGGTAATTTGACTATTAGCTCTGCTAGAGTTCATGGTGTTGCTAAAAACTAATTTTAAGGAGAAAATATTATGTCTAATTTTGTTTCAATGGAACAAGAAATCATCAATCAAAAACTTGATGAAACTTCAACAACTCAAAATTTTCCTCTTGGAAAAATTATTAGAGCCAACGATAAAGACACTACCGCCTATGGTGCTGGTGAATTTATTTATTTAAAAGGAGTAGCTTCTACTGCTGTTGGAGAGCCTGTAATTTATGACTTAGATGCAGGAACTTCAACTAGAGTAGTAGCTGGCTCAAGAGGAAATATTGCGATTGCTATGTCTGCAAATGTTGCTAGCCAATTTGGCTGGTATCAAATATCAGGAACTGCTGTTGCAAAAACTGGAACTGTTGCTTCGGGTGCTAAACCTTATGCAACTGCAACTGCTGGCACTTTAGATGATGCTGTTGTTTCTGGTGATGCTATCGAAAATGCTCGATTTATTACCGCAAACGGCACCCCATCTGCTGGATTTGCTTTAATGCAAATTAACCGCCCTTCTATGAATGGCAATGGTTAGTTAATTTAGGGGCGGTAATAATCGCCCCTAAAAAATTTTTAATTTCAATATATAATTTATGAATATCGTAGAACCAATTAATCAATATAGAGTAGAAGAAAAGGATAAGCTTATAGTCCAATTTTTTGACAAAAAAAGACAAATCACTAACGATTTCCTTGAAACAGTTGATGTTT